ACTGCGTTATTCAACACCCGACACGTGGTAAGATTCCATTACACCTATATCCTTTCCAAGAAGATTGTATGAACGATTTTAAGAATAATCGTTTTAACATTATCCTTAAATCACGTCAACTTGGTCTTTCAACACTTTCCGCAGGATATATTCTTTGGAAGATGATATTCAATCAGGACTTTAATGCACTTGTTATCGCAACAAAAGTAACGGTAGCAAAGAACTTGGTTGAGAAGGTAAGAGTTATGCATGACCTTCTTCCAATATGGTTGAGGGATGGTAGTAGTTCATCGGTTGAAGATAACAAACTATCACTTAAATTAAAGAATGGTTCTCAATGTAAAGCAATCGCATCTTCACCTGATGCCGGACGTTCCGAAGCCCTATCACTATTGGTTGTGGATGAGGCGGCTTTCATTCGTGATATTGATGAAATCTGGTTATCAGCACAATCAACACTATCTACGGGTGGTGCGGCAATTGTACTATCTACTCCAAATGGTGTGGGTAATTGGTTTCATAAAATGTGGGTTGATGGTGAAAGTGGAGCAAATGGTTTCCACAATATCAAACTGCATTGGACGGTTCATCCGGAAAGAAATCAGGATTGGCGAGATGAACAAACTCGTATTTTGGGAATCAAAGGAGCAGCACAAGAATGTGATTGCGACTTCGTAAGTTCCGGTGATACGGTAATAGACCCGCAATTATTGATGTGGTATAAAGATACCTATGTAATGGAGCCAGTTGAAAAGCGTGGATTTGATGGAAACCTTTGGGTATGGGAGCATCCAAATTACAATCGTCAATATATGGTTGTAGCGGATGTTGCTCGTGGTGATGGTTCGGATTATTCCACCGCACAGGTAATTGATATAGAAGATAGTTCACAAGTTGCAGAGTATAAAGGAAAAATTGAAACAAAAGATTTTGGAAATTTTCTTGTAGCATTAGCAACCGAATATAATAACGCTTTGTTAGTTGTAGAAAACTCAAATGTGGGTTGGGCAACTATTCAACAAATCATAGATAGGGGATATGGTAATTTATTCTATATGAGTAATGATCTTAAATACATTGATGTTGAACGACAAATAACTAACAAATTTTACAGAGAAGAACGCCAAATGGTTGCCGGATTCTCAACAACATCGAAGACTAGACCACTAATTATATCCTCATTAGATTCATATATACAAAACAAAGACATACTAATACGTTCAGTAAGACTCATAGATGAATTATTTACATTCATTTGGAATGGTGGTAGAGCTGAAGCAATGAAAGGATATAATGATGACCTTACTATGGCATTGGCAATAGGGCTATGGGTAAGAAACACAGCGCTTAGACTAAAACAAGAAGGTGTTGATTTAACAAAAAGTATGTTAGGATCTTCACATATCAATAGATATGAGGGAGTATATACCCAAAATCATCTTAATAAAAATCCATACGATATGGATTTGGGAAATGGTGAATCGGAAAATCTAACTTGGTTATTAGGTTAATCTTCATTTTTTTATATTTATGTATTGATATGATACGATTAATGGATTTATTAGATGAAGACCTCCGCAAATGGTTTGGTAAAGGTAAGTGGGGTGGTGCCGGCGGCGGTGGATGGGATAGATATAATTCCAAAGGTGAACGTATCGGAAAATGTGGAGCTGGTAAAGAGGGAGAAGCATATGCGGCATGCCTTTCAAAACATGCAGCAGGTAAATTAGGAAAAAAGGGAAGAGCATCTTTTGTTAGACGCAAGCGTGCAAAACAAAATGATAAAGGTCGTGGTGATAAAGGAGATGGTGGTAAAGGTAAAGCGCCTGTAAGAGTTGGTTGGGATAAGAAGGGTAGTGATAAAAAATATAACCCACCTTCCTAATGAGTTGGAGTAAAAAATATAAAAAAAGTATAGACTGTAATAATCCAAAAGGATTCAGTCAAAAAGCGCATTGTGCTGGACGTAAAGCCAGACAATCAGGTAAATCGACAAAATCTAAATCTGTAAGCGAAATGACCATTGAAGAAAAATTAAATCTATTTTTAGAGAAAAACTGTCCGACTGATAAAGGTAAATGGGCAGCATCCAAAGCAGCAGCAAAATCAAAATTTGATGTATACCCATCAGCTTACGCAAATGGCTGGGCAGCCAAAAACTACAAATCAAAAGGTGGTGGTTGGCGTAAATGTAATGAATCGGTAATTGGAGAAGCCGGTTGCTGGGAAGGATATAAGCAAGTTGGAATGAAAGATAAAGGTGGTAAAATGGTGCCAAATTGTGTTCCTATAAATGAAGCATCAGCCGTATATACTGATTGGGAAGAAAACGTAAACCCAGATTATATTTTAGTAACCTTAAAAAATGGTAGGAAACTAAAAATAGAAAAAAAGCGTATTAAAGGTGGACAACGAGTTTACCAAGCAATACTTCAAGCATTTAATGATGAAAAGCATGCGGTAACTGATAAAATAGTAAACGCTATGACAAACCAATTAGGTGAAAGTACAATGGAACTTAATTGCGATGAAAACGGAAATTGTTGGGAAATGGAACCACCTCGTTATCAGAGTACATCTATGGGATATAGAGAAATGGAATTGGAAGAAGAAATAGAAGAATACGATGTAGAAACATTGGAAGAATTTAAGAATTTCTCAAAATATATAAGGGAATATACTCAATTACTATCTGAAGCAACTTGTCCGTGTTTATTGGAAGCAGAATATCGTGGAAGAAAAGTTAGACTTGGAAAAATAATGCAAGGTGATGTTAAAAAATTCAAAGTATATGTAAAAAATCCACAAGGCAATGTGGTTAAAGTAAACTTTGGATTTGGCGGTTCATCCGCTAAAGGAAAACGAATGGTTATTAAAAAGAATAACCCAGAAAGAAGAAAGAATTTTAGAGCAAGGCATAATTGTGATAACCCAGGTCCAAGACACAAAGCAAGATATTGGGCATGTAGAACTTGGTAATTTCAATTTTTTTATATATCTTTAGAGTTAAAATAATATTATGGCAGATACTTCAATATTTAGTCGGTTACAACGATTATTTTCTACAAATACAATAGTTCGTAAAACAGCTACTGGTACAAAAGTAATTGATACCGATGAATATCAAAATATGACCACAAACCTAGTTGATAGGTTTATGAAACTTAAAGTTACAAACTTTGCATCCGGTCAGATTGATTCATCATTAGCATATCAACAAGTTCGTATTGACTTATTTCGTGATTACGATTCAATGGACCAAGACCCAATTCTATCTTCGGCATTAGATATATACGCAGATGAGTGCACGGCTCAAAATGAGCATAGTAATGTACTTAAAATACATCATCCGGATGATAATGTTAAAAAAATACTTGAAAATTTATTCTACGATATACTCAATGTAGAATTTAACCTTTGGCCTTGGACAAGAAATCTTGTAAAATATGGTGATTTCTTTTTACAATTAGAAATAGCAGATAAACTAGGCATTGTAAATGTGTTTCCATATTCACCATATGAAGTAACACGTGTTGAAAACTTTGATCCTCAAAACCCACAACGAGTAAAGTTTGTCTACGCACCATATCAAAATCCATTAGGTTCATATGGACAAACTACAAAAAAAGAATTTGAAAATTATGAGATAGCTCATTTCCGATTAAATTCAGATTCAAACTTCCTACCATATGGTAAATCAATGATTGAGGGAGGGCGACGTGTTTGGAAACAATTACAATTAATGGAAGATGCTATGTTACTACATAGAGTAATGAGAGCACCTGAAAAGCGTATATTCAAAATTGATGTTGGTAATATTCCGCCAAATGAAGTAGATAACTACATGCAGCGTATTATTAATAATTCTAAAAAAGTTCCTTTTGTAGATGAAAAAACAGGTGAGTATAATTTAAAATTCAATGTTCAAAATATGATTGAAGACTTTTATATGCCGGTGCGTGGTAGTGATAGTGGTACTTCAATTGATACTCTTAAAGGTTTAGAATACAATATGATTGAAGATATTAACTATCTTAAAAATAAGTTGATGGCTTCTCTTAAAATACCAAAAGCTTATTTGAACTACGAAGAAGATACGGGTGGTAAAGCAACTCTTGCTGCATTGGATTCTCGTTTTGCAAAAACCGTAGAAAGAATACAAAGAGTATTGGTATCGGAATTGACCAAAATAGCTATTATACACCTCTACACACAGGGTATAGATGATTCTAGATTAGATGAATTTAGTATTGAATTAACAACGCCATCTAAAATATATGAACAAGAGAAAGTAGAATTATATACATCAAAGGTTCAACTAATACAATCAATGCAACAAACAAAAATGTTCTCAAAAGAATGGATGTATGAGGCAATTATGGGAATGGCTAAAGATGAACAAGATGAACAAACTCTCGCTATATTAGATGATACTAAACAAGCATACAGATTACAATCAATAGAAACACAAGGTGTAGATCCAGCACAACAAGAAGAACAACCAACAAATGTAGAAGAAGAAATTCAAAGAATAAAAGAAGAATTAGAAGAAGAAGGTAAAGTTGGAAGACCAAAAGACCCTGTAAGATATGGTAAAGATGATCATCCTATGGGACGTGATCCGCTTGGAGTAAAAACTCTAAAAAGAAAAGAGGGAACATTTAAACACAATCAATTTAGAAAAAATTACCAAGAAATATTTAAAGATATGGATGGTAATAAAAAGAAAATAATCACCGATTAAAGTATAAATCCTAAATTACCAATTAAAGATATTTATACTAAATTGTAATTGAATGTCTGGTATTTTAGAGATTAAACGTGGCGCCATAGATGTTGCTTCTCTTAATGACGGTGAATTTTATCTTAACAAAGGAAAAAATACCGTTCAAATAGGAAGTGGATCATCAATCCTAACACTATTACCCGTTAATAAAACCATATCTGGTAACATAATACTAAATGGTAATGTATATGCGGATAATTTAACTGGATCTGCGGCTTTGAGCGCATCAATCACTTCTACTGAAAATATTGGCGGTATAGATTCGGGAACAACATTCTCAACAGGTACAGATTTTACTGCTTTATTCGGCCAATTAATAGCGCCATATCAAAAACCAATACTATCCGGACTAAAATTAAAGTATACTAGTAATGAATTACAAACGACTAATAGGGAAGTCGGTGATGTTATATCTTTTAATAAAATAATTATTACTTCATCTTTAGAAAATCCTGGTGCTAACTATGCACAAAGTTTAAGTATATCATCTTCTACAACAACACCAACTTTTTTTGAATTTTTGGGAAATGCTACATCACAAAATTCCGAATTTACATTAGGCTCTATACAAGATGTAGGATTATATACGGCCGGTGATGCAATCTTTACTATAAATGGTTTAAGTTCGACTGGCGTTAGTTTAGAACCAGTAACAATATCTATTTCGTATTATTTTAGTAATAATTTATGTGCAAGTTCTACAATAATAAACTCAACAAGCACAGCTCAATATGTATTAGATTCCGATTTAGTCGATTCTAGCCCAACTGGTGATAAAAATTGGGTAGCCAATTGTAATAGTGATAATAATGATTCAGCAAAATGGACATATATCATATATCCGGCATCATATGGTAATTTAAGTTCAATAGCACAAGGACATACGGATGTGTTCGGAGCATTCACACAGTTAACGAATACTGATACCAGTAATGAAAATTTTACAATAAATAATTCAAACAATATTCCAACAACTTATTATGTATATAAATCCAATGCACCAGGCGCATTTGCAAATGGTGTGGTATTAACAATCGCGTAAAATATGGCATTAAAGTTTCCAGATATATTACAACATAACAACACAAGTTATGCGCTTATTGATTCATCTCAAGTTAGAGGAACAGCATATTCTATAACGAATCTAAATGATACTGGTAGTATTCCAAGTGATAAAAGAAATGTGGGCATAATAGTATTTGTATCATCTGAACAAAAATATTATGGTTATTATGGTGCAACATCTAATACAACGGATTGGGATAATACAAATAATTGGCGACCATTGGCAGATGGCGATAATGCTATTTCTCTTGGAGCAATCGTAACAGGAAGTAGTGGATTAAATCAAACTATATTAGGATCTTTAACAGTAAATGAAGGAATAATAGGTAGTGCATCATTTGCCACACAATCTACATCGGCATCGTATTCATTAACGGCATCATATACGCCAAATTCTATTATAACTGCGTCTGTAATATCTAATACAATTACATTTAAAAAAGGAGATAATACTCAATTTGATTTAACAATAGATACGGGTTCAAATTCAGCAGCATCATTGTTAAATGGTATAACAAATGGACAAATATTATATAATAATTCTAATACATTTGCCGGAGTACCTGGAGTTTCTTATAATGGTACAACATTTATAGCATCTGGATCTTTTAGTGGTAGTTTGCAGGGAACAGCAAGTTATGCAAATACGGCAAGTTGGGCAATAAATGCGCTCA